TTTAAAAATCTCAAATGAAGGAAATTCTTTGTTCTTGGTATAATTCATAATAAGGTCTTCTGTTAATCCTTGTATCCGACCAAAATATGTTTCATTCGACATGTTTAAAGTAATGATAGCTGTTGGATATGAAGATGCAATATCTAAATCCACAACCCAACTATGTTTGCCTTTTTTTTTTTTTTTTACATAGGCGGCAGGATAGGACATTTGTGTTTCTCCATAAAAATGAGGAGCAACTAGACCATTTCTTCTAAAATATGTCAACAAACATCCTTCTATCAACTGAGTCATGGTGTGATAGTATTTCATAGGACATTTGGTTAATAGGGATAGTGCTTGAACTAATCTGATATAACCACATTTTTCTTCAATCTGCACGACTCGTAAGGTATCAATTATATTATAATCTACATATTTATCCCAATTTTTATCATACAATTCTTTCAAATCTTTATATTCAGAATAATCTAATTTACCCTTTTCGAGTTCATGAGTTGCCACAAAATCCAGACTATATGATTCAAGCTTGTCTTTCGCATACCATTTATATAAATCCATGTAATCTAAAATTGCCACACCTGCAATATCAATATTCATCTTTCCTTCTTTAGATAACCATGTTTTTACAACCCTTATTGGTGATAGACGTGTAAATTCTTTAGATTCTTCTCCAAATAAATTCTTACATCTATTAATAATATATGGTAAGTCAAATCCATAAATATTCCAACCAGTTACAACATCACAGGGATACTTATTCATGAATTTGAAAAACTTGGTAAGCAACTGTACTTCATTTTCACAGTGAATAAAAATTACATCTTTCCGATCTCCATTATAAGGTTTATCACCAAATGAAATTGCTTTCTTTCGATTTACATCATAGATAGAAATTAAAGTAACACGTTCATCAGCCTTATCAATTGATGGAAAACCTTGACCATGATGAATTTCAATATCTAAAGAATAGACTTTTAGTTTTGGAACTTCAATTTTTTCATCTTCAATACCATGATATCGTTCAGTTAAGAATTGAATCTCCGGTCTTATTCTATCTTCATAAGTATCATTTCTATCTTTACAAAAAGCCCAATATCTACTATATGATGAAAATTGTTTTTTAGCAACTGGATAACCATCAATACTTTTATAATCACCACCAGGAGATTTCATAAAAACATACGGAACCCAAGGAATTATTGTATGCATATCTTCACCTTTGAACTGTTCCCAAAGATGAATTGTACTTTGTCTTGTGTTATAAAAAATATTCTTAAACATTTTTCTTTTGTCCATCTAATACAAATTTTTTACCTTCCTGAAGTGCATCAATAAAATTATTAATATGGTCTTCATCTTGGAGAATAAAACTTTCTTCCATTTTTATATATCCGGTAAAAAGTAACCTCATTGATTTACAGAATCTTTTCCAATATCTTTCCATTTTATCAATGATGTTTTCTGAATCATCATAAGGTTCAGCAACAACAACATCCTTGTGAAAATTCAAGAATAACATATCCAATCTTTTATCAAATTCAAATTCCATATAAGTATCACAATCTTTACCAGCACAATCACAGGCGATCCGATACCAGATTGAATCATCACCAAAACTATCCATAAACATTACACCTTTAGGAAATTTACTCATTTAATCCTCCACAAGTTCAATATCTTGACATCTATTAATTACCATTTTGGCTAATCTTGTTCCCTTCTCATAACTTACTACATTTGCTGTATTATTACTCAAAGGAATTTTAATAGTATTACCATATGTAGAATCCAGATTGGATATAATTCCACCATTCAATGTTCGTAACTGAATTTCATATCCAGGTAAAAGTTCGATTTCAATTCCAGTATCAATCATTTTACCACCACTGGCCTCCAACTCAACATTCTTTGGAATACGAAGATCATAAGACCCTGCCTGTGTTCTCCGTGGCATATAAGCATCATCATGTAATCGTATTTTTAAAGGTATTTTTCCCATCTCTGTTTCAAACTCTACACTTTCTGCCAATGCATTTACCACATGTTGATAAAAGACAAAATCATTAACATTTTCGAGCATTTTTCCTTTAATACTAATTGTTATTGAATCTTTACCATGGTCAATTGAAAAACTCTCAATCAACTTTTTCTTAAAATCATCTTTCAACACATTTTTATCTTTTTCTTTTTTTGCTACCATTTAAACCTCCTTAAGTTTTCTATCATCACCAGAAATCTTACTCTCTTCAAGCCAAAGATCAAGTTCTAGTGAATCATACATTTTTAAACTTCTTGCATCATAATAAAATTTTTCTATTTCACCAACTCTTCCACCTAATCTATTTTTACATATTTTATAAAAGAGTTCTGATTCGTAAACCATCTTATCTTCATCTATTCCGTAAATACTCATAAAATCGGCTGTAGCAGGAACACCCATAGATTCAGAAATATATTCAAAATCAACATCACTAAATGATGCAAAACCACCTTCACGATTTAACTGACTGACCGAAACAACAGGAATCTCAAACTCAAATGATAATGCTCTTAGTTCTTCTGCTATTCGTTTTACCTTTGAATAAAGCATGGTATCATTAGAACCCGATGGTTTCATTAAATTAATATAATCTACATATACGATATCTGGTTTGATATCTCGAATGTTAAGTTCTCTCAAATACATCCTAATATCTTGTGCTGTTCCTTCTCCTGTTGGAAAATCTTTAATAAATAATTCTCCTCTTTGTGGATATTGTTTAATTTCTTTTAATCCTTTCATCAGTTCTTTGGTCTTTGATCGTATACTATAAATTCTATTAATATCTAAACATGTAAGAATACTATCAAATCTTTGAGCAAATGCATCTTGTGACATCTCCATTGACGCTAAAACAACATTATGACCATTAAGAATTTGCCTGGTTGCAAAATTTACTAAAGTGTTTGATTTGAAACCATGAATTTTAGCCACAATTACAGAAAAGGTAAACGGGGGGAAACCACCATTTATAAATTCATCAAACTGTGGAAAATATGTTGGAATTCTTGTTTGACCACATGTTAAAATTCTTTTCAATCTTTCTGATAATTGACCAAAATAATCAAGACCGAGATCAATTTTTAAATCTTTACAAAGAGCATCTTCAATCAACTGCCTGATTTCTATTACATCTTTTTTAGCTTCTATAACATTTACAGAGTCTAAAATAGCTCTTTTAACAGCTTTATCTTTCAAAAAAATATTAGTATGTTCAAAAAGAGTCTCAAAATTTCTAGCAATATTAAAACCTATACCATCAACTTCTTCCAACAAATCCCTAATATCTTCTTGAGAAACTTCAGCCTCAGTATTGATAATAAGTGAATGTTCAGGAATAGTATTATATTGGTGGAAATGTTTTTGAATAATTCCAAAAACTTCAGACACTGTGGGATCATCAAAATATTCTTTAATGAAAACACCTGTCACCAGTGTCATATATCTTTTATCTGTTAAAATTCCTTTTATTATTAACTTTTCAATAAATTCTTTATTCATAATTTTTTATAACCAGGGCATTTTTCAATCAGAACCTTGTGACTTTGTTTACAATCTTTTCCACAACCCTTACATTTTTTATTTAATTTCCCCCACCACATAACATTAAAGAAATCGGTAGGTACACCAATAACCTGATTCAAAAGGTAAATATTTTCGGCTTTTATCTTTTCAACACCAAGTTCATTAAGAATCGGTGAGTCTTTATGTTTTTTAACAAATTGATTTAAAGTCATGTAATCTTTGATATTTTCTACATCTGTTCGTTTGGTTAGTTTCTGATCTTTATGAAATCTACCCTTAGAAACATAACCATTTAACCATTTTCCTTTCTTTTTTAGTACTGTAGATATTTTTAAAGCCATATATAAAACTTCCCTTTTCATTTTTAGAACTATTTATACAATTATACACCATAAATATGAGATTGTAAACCATTTTCCTTTACAATGATTAAAAAATGTGTTAAAATGTAAATAATAGGAGAAATAGGAGATTATTATGGGAAACAGAAAATTAGATAAAATTCTTGTTGTGGATGTTGAAATGTGTTGTTGGATGGGAAAACCCCCACCAGGACAACATAGAGAAATTATTGAGGTTGGAATTTGTACAGTTGACTTAGAAACCTTTAAAATTGATAAATTAAATAGTATTATTGTCAGACCAATATATTCAAGAATCAGTAAATTTTGTACAGAACTTACTGGTTTAACTCAAGAAGTTGTAGATGAGGGATATATATATAAGGATGCCTGTCAAAAATTAAGAGAAGATTATAAAACTCGAAGAAGAATATGGGGAAGTTGGGGTAATGCTGACAGAACAGCATTTACAATGATGTGTGGCCTTTTCCAGGTTAAATATCCATTTTCAGCTTCTCATATAAATATTAAAACACTGTTTGCTTTGATGAATCCGCAATTCAAGAAAGAACACAGTATGAAAAAAGCTCTAAATGCTGCAAATATACCACTTGAAGGACAACATCATTCTGGTAAATGGGATGCTTTTAATACAGCTAAATTATTAATTACATTATTAAAAAGAGGAAAAGAATGAAAAGTGATATTGATATTGATAAAATAATAAATGATCTTAAAAAAGAATTTCCAATAGATGAAGAAATGAAATTCTGTGAATTTGATATTCAAGAAAATTTAAAAGATAATACTTTTCTTTTGGTAAAATATCGTGACCATTATGATAAGGAAAATGCACATTTAGCCTATCTGAATGAGTTAATAGATAAATTGATTGGTGAAAGGTATGATTTTTATAGATTTAGTTATGAAAAAACATTAGATAAGACTGAAATTAGACAATATTACATTCCTAGAGACACCAAAGTTGTAAAAATGAAAAAAATCATCCGAAAACAAAAAATTAGAGTTGATTTCTTTGAAATGTGTGTCTTAGCTGTTAAACAACAGGGATGGGGAATGAAGAATTTTGTCGATACGTTAAGGCAGGGTTTATGATTCACGTTTATAAATATAAGGATTTAAGAATTCAAATAGACTCTGCTGATTATGATTATCTGAATCATCTCAAAAAGGATTTTACTCGATATGTTTCAGGTTATCAGTTCATGCCCAAATTTCTTAGTGGTTCCTGGAATGGAAAGGCTTCTATGTTCAATACCATGAGCAGGTCTTTACCGTATGGTTTATTGGTTGATTTCTTAAGATTTCATAAAAAACATTATCCTGATGTTCCATTGGATATTGAACCTGATGTTAAGAATTTTTTTAAAGGGGGAAATGTTGAAATATATTATGATCTAAAATTCGTACCTTGGGATTTTCAACAAGATTGTATAGAAGCAGCTTTAAAACATAGTAAAGGAATTATCAGGTCAGCAACAGGAAGTGGTAAATCTTTAATGATTGCTTATATTATTAAAACTCTTCTTGAAAATAAAAAGGGTAAAAAAGCAATTATCATTGTACCCAATCTTTCCTTGATAGAACAGTTCAAAGATGATCTGGTTGATTATGGTTTTGATGAAGATTCAATTGGAAAGGTCTCTTCAAAAAGTAAAGAATGGGATAATATTATTGTGATTTCTACTTGGCAAACTCTAGCTAAAAATCATGATAGATTGAATGATTTTGATATTGTTATAGTTGATGAAGTACACGGTGCTAAAGCTCATGTGCTGAAAGAAATCTTATCAAAAATTACCACAGCAAATTATAGATTAGGTTTTACAGGAACTTTACATGATGCTACTCTTGATTTGTGGAATGTAAAAGCATATTTGGGACCAGTTTTGAGGGATTATACTTCTGGTGAATTGGCAGAACAGGGTTATGTTGCAAAGTGTAATGTTAATGTTATTGATATTAATTATTTACAGGATTTTGAAGGTTATTACGATGATGTAAAGGATGCTGTGTTCCAGAATGGTTTTAGATTACGGGTGATTTTTCAACTGGTTAAAAAATTGGAAAAGAAAGGAAATATCCTTATTCTTGTTGGAAAGGTTAAAAAAGAAGGGGAATTCCTGGAAAATTATATCAGAGAGAAAGATAAAAAAGGAAGAGAGATTGTATTTCTTTCCGGTAGAGATGATGCAAAAGTACGAAATTATTGGAGAAAAGAATGTGATAAGAGAAAGGGTATTATCCTTATTGCAACCTATGGTATTCTCCAAGTAGGTGTAAATATTCCATCTTTGAAATATATTATCATGGCGGCACCTTTCAAAAGTAAAATTCGAGTATTACAGAGTATTGGTAGAGCCTTGAGACAACATGCTGAAAAGGTTGATGGTGCTCAAATATATGATATTACTGATGAAACAAAATATTTTGCCGATCATGGTATTAAAAGATTACGACATTATCATGCAGAAAGTTTTAATATAAGTGAATTTTTCTTTGAAGAAGGGGAAAAAATTCTCTTCCAAAACATAAATACTTAATGAGAGGAATATATAAGGAGAAATAAAATGATATTA